TTTTAATATAATATTTTGTTTTTTACTTCTTTTAAATTACTTATTTTTCTAGTTTTCATATCTTCTATTTTTTTAATAAGTGTAAATACATTTGTATTGTAAATTACAGGATAAATTGTTCTTATATATTTTGGAACTATAAACTGGTTTGACTCTTTAATTTCTCCTATTTTTTTCTCAAGTTCTGTTAACTTATCCCCAATAACCTGTTCAATTGTTGTTTTATTATCATTTAAAGAATCAGGAAATAATAATGTTGTCCCTGATAAAAACTCAACGGAAGATTGCAACTTATCATATTGATGAGCAGATATTTTATGTGCTTCTGAGGTTGCGTCTAACTTAAAATAGTTTACTAATGCTAATAAGAAAGCTATTATGCCATTTATAGAAGATATAAATATTGGTCCCCACGAATAGTTAGACAATCCAGCAGATAAAACTGTAGCGGCAGTTGAGAGAAGTATAGAAGGCATCATTAATTTATTTAACTCGTTTTCACAATATACTTTTGATTCCATATAAATTAATTTTTGACCTTTTAAGTAACTTGCCAAAATATCTAATGAAGATGAATATTTGTCATTTGAATCAAAATAACTTTCGTCAATATCTTTTTTAACTTCAGAATAAGTTAATTTATCAACTTGAATAAATTCTGTTTCATTGTCATTTGCTTCGTTAAAGTCGCTTGACAAATCATCGTAAGCAATATTATTTATTGTTATATTTTCTTTTATGTTACTATATTTTTCAGAAATATCGTTATTTATTTCAGTTGTTTTATATGTTTCATTTGATATGTTAGATACGTTGGAATCGGTGGAATCATTGGATACGTTAGATATGTTGGATACGTTAGATATGTTGGATACGTTGGATACGTTGGATATGTTAGATACATTGGATTCATTTACCATTTATAAAATGATATATTTTTTTTATAAATATAATATATTATGAAACGCATTTTGTCCGCAAATAGTCAAGAAAGTGATTCTAGAGGCGCTGCAACTAGAGGATGGCATGAAGATAAACCTGGATACCACGAAAAAACAATTATGTTAAAAAAATGCGGTTCAAAATGTTTTTTAGGTACAAAAAAATCATTCCCTATTTGCAAAAAAAATACTTGCAAAATTAGCCGTCAAGGCGTTTATTCGGCTTATATTAGGTCTAGACAGTTTAGAACAAAAGGGAGAAAATATAAAAATATTTCTTTAAAAGCAAAAAAGATATTAAAAAATTTGAAAAAATAAACTAATGAACTAATTAGTATGCATAGTAATAATTTTATGATATAAATATATATAAAAATATGAGTTTTGATTTGAATATTAATAATTATAGTAAAGATGAATTAAAGGAAATTTTTAACTTACCAAAATTTTATGATGTAGACCTAAACCTTCTTCAATCAAATGAAACTAAGTTAAGACAAGGTATATTAAATAATAAAGAAATTCCGATTGATACGCAAACAAAAACTATCAACTTTTTAGTAAAAGCAAAAAATATTTTACTTATTGATAAAGGTGAATGTAATATAACAGAAAATAAAAGTAGCAAAGATACTTCAAAAGAAGCAAAAGAAGCAAAAGATATAAAGGAAAAAGTATATGATTTTATTCACGCAAGTTATGATTTACATCCTGTAAATGTTCAAGATGAATCTGAACATATGATACAACATAGAAAAGATAATCCTTATTTAATTTCTTTGCCAAGCTCATATTTGAAAGGTGTTGTGAATCCTTTAGTTAAAAGAACTATTACGCAAAATTTAACGATTGATAGTAGATTTAGAGATAATTATAAAACAACTAGTTCATCAAACTTTAGTGTTATATTACCTATTATTTTTAATAATGTATTTACTATGCAGTTAGCATCTATTGAAATACCAACTACATTTTATGTTATTTCAAAAATATATGGTAATAACTTTTTCTCTGTTACAATCAACGGCGTTTCTGCAGTTGTAACTATACCAGATGGGAATTATGATGTAAATACGATTGGCACAGTCATAAATAATCAATTAGCTATTTTAGGCGGTTATTTTGCACAAATTGTTTTCAGTGTTAATCTAACTGGCAATAATGGGACAGGTAAAACAACCGTTTCTACGACAACAGCACCAATACCTATGGAGTTTGATTTGAATTTTTCAACAGACCAATATGGTAATAATGATCCAAATACTATTCTATCATTAAAGTTTGGATGGTTATTAGGGTTTCGTGATGGACAGTATTATAATAGTATGACTTATACTTCAGAAGGAATTATTGATTTAAGTGGTCCATCCTATATTTATTTAGTTGTTGATGATTTTAATAATAATGTGAATAATGGATATTATACTGCATTTAATTCTTCTATTTTGAATAAAAATATATTGGCACGAATAACTATCAATCAAATTACTTCACCGCCTTCTCTGTTAGGAACAGTTCAACAAAATAACTTGAATGTTGTTACCACGCCGAGAGAATATTTTGGTCCAGTTAATTTAAAAAATATGAATATCCAATTATTGGATGAATATGGTCGTTTTATTGATTTAAATTACGCAGATTTTAGCTTTTGTTTAAACCTTACTATTCAATACGATATTTAGATATTTAGATATTTAACATAAAAAAAATGATTTAAATTTATCTTGATATATATTTAATAACTATCTTTTATTTGTAAAATTAAAAAATTAACGGGGTAAAAAAATTAACGGGGTAAAAAAATTAACGGGGTAAATAATTAAATAATTTAACTCTTCATAAACAATGCAACTATTAACGGTTGAACAAAACGTTGCGTTTAATAAATATATTGAAGGAAATAATATATTTATTACAGGGCCAGGGGGGACAGGTAAATCTATGTTGATACGTAGTATTTATGAACACGCATATAATCATCACAAAAATATTCACATTACCGCACTTACTGGCTGTGCCGCAGTAGTCTTGCATAAACAAGCAAAAACGATTCATTCCTGGGCAGGCGTTGGTTTAGGTGCTGGAAGTCTAGAATCTATTATAAAAAAAATCCGAAGTAATATTTATTCGAAAAAAATTTGGGAGACTACTGAAATATTAATTGTAGATGAAGTTAGTATGCTCTCTCAAAAATTATTTGAGTTATTAGCAGTTGTTGGACAAATTATAAGAAAAAATGATAAACCATTTGGAGGAATACAATTAATATTTAGTGGAGATTTTTATCAACTTCCGCCAGTAGGAAATGATGATGATGTTACTTCAAAAAACTTTTGTTTTGAAAGTGACCTTTGGAATGATATTTTTAATATTCATAACCAAATTGTTTTGAAACAAGTTTTTAGACAAACTGACCAAAGTTATATTAATATGTTGAATCAAATCCGTGAAGGAATTATTAAAAAAAATACAATTGAGACTCTTATGCAATATGTAGGAAGAGAACCAGACACTACTTTGGTAACTAAACCAACCAAAATATTTCCTACGCGTAACAAAGTTGATAATATTAATAGACAAAGTTTAGAAAATTTATCAGGTAAGTTACACGTTTTTAAACTAAAAATACATTGTGAGAAAGAAAAGGATAAAGATAAAGATATATCTAATGAGATTAACTATTTAGTTTCAAATTTAATATGTGAAGGTGAGCTAAATTTGAAAATAGGTGCGCAAGTAATGTCTATAATTAATATAACGAATGATGATAATATTTTAATTATTTGTAATGGAAGTCAAGGTATTGTTACTGGGTTCAGTGATTATACTAATGAACCGATTGTTAAGTTTAATAATGGACTTGAAATTGTAATGCGATATAATTTTTGGCAAAGTGACAAAAATCCAAATGTTGGTGTGTCGCAAGTTCCATTAATTTTAGCATGGGCTGTAACAATACATAAATCACAAGGCGCTACGTTAGATGCCGCAGAAATAGATATTGGTACAGGGGTTTTTGCGTGTGGGCAAAGTTATGTTGCGCTTTCTAGAGTTACTTCTTTATGCGGACTATATTTGACTTCTTTCGATTTTAAAAAAATTTTAATAAATAAAAAAGTAAAGGCATTTTATCAAATACTCAAAAATAAATAAATTTTCAGTAAAAACAATTATATAGTTAAATATAAAAAAATTGAAAACTTTTTTTATGTTATGGATTAAGTATTAAAATATTAATACGGAATATTAAATTTGAAATTTACACTAGTTTTTAAAATGTCACAACAATTAAGTATTTATATTCCAAGAGTGTTCTTGAATATTACTAAGGAAACCATCGTAAAGGTTTTTCACGAACGTAAATTGGGAGAAGTTGAGCATATTGATTTGATCATTAAAAAGGGTTTATTAAATGAGCAATATTATAATGCGTGCTACATACATTTTACAAAGTGGTATGAAACACCTGAATCTAAATTGTTTCAAGAAAGTGTTAAGGTTGCTGAAACTAAACTTATATATAACGAACCGTGGTATTGGTTATGTTTAGAAAATAAAGCTTCTAAATATAATACTTTTCAACCAAAATTAAAAATTAATGTTGATGGTTTTAAATTGAAAAATGAAGAAATTCCAGAAGAAGTTACTAAAAAACCATTGCAAGATGTTTCAGTTTCACAAGACTTTTCTAAAAAAGTTTTGAAAGAAGTTTCTAAAAAAGTATTTGAAGAGGTTTCTAAAAAGGTTTTGGAAGAAGTTTCTAAAAAAGCGTTGGAATTAGAAGATGTTTTTCAAGATGATGATTATGATATTGATACAGAATTCGAAAAATTTATGGAAGAAGTTATGCAAATGAATGATTTTGAATGTGATGAAGTATATGATACAACTTATTCACTCGTTGATGAAAACTATTCTAAAATGTTAGAAGACCAGTTAATATATCTACAAAATCAAAATAATTATTTGCAAATACAAAATAATATTTTATTGAATATGCTCACTACTGAAAGACAACGCAAGTAAAATGGATTCAACAAAAATGACATACAAATGACATAAAAATGACATAACAAAAGGAAAAGATGAAAATGAAATAAAAAATGAAAAATGAAAAATGAAAATGAAATAAAAAATAAAAAATGAAAATGAAATAAAAAAGGAAAAAAGGTAGGCAAACGCCTTTTTTCTTTTGGAAAAAAATATAAAGATACCGGCTGTAAGATAATATAAAATGTCTGAATCAATAAAACATAATAAGTTGCGTTATAATGAGAAGTTTATTGAAATAATGAGTAAATTATCAGAAATAATGTTAAAGAAGGGAGAACCTTTTAGGTCTCGCGCCTATCAAAAAGCAATTGAAACTATTTTAAATCATACAGAAGATATAACTTGCGCACAACAGTTGAAAGGTAAGCCTAATATTGGAGAAACTATCATAGCAAAATTGAACGAATATGTAAATACAGGACAGTTACAAATATTAGAAAATGAGAAAAATAATCCGGTAAATATTTTATCCGACGTTTATGGCATTGGACCCAAAAAAGCAAATGAACTTGTAAATATGGGCATTGACACAATTGATAAACTTAGAATAAAACAAAACCAAGATAAGTATTTGAATGAAACTCAAAAGATTGGGTTATTATATTATGAAGATATTTTGCTACGTATTCCAAGACAAGAAATTGATGAATATTATCATATATTCAAAAGAGAATTTCATAAAGATGATTCTTCTTTTTTAGAAATTGTCGGAAGTTATCGTCGTGGCGCATTAACATCTGGAGATATTGATGTTATAGTTACTTCAAAATCACATAATATATTCGTGAGTTTCATTGACAGGTTAATAAAATTAAAACTTATTATTGAAGTTCTTTCAAGAGGTCCAACCAAATGTTTAGTCATTACAAAACTTAATAACTTATCCATTGCACGACGCGTTGACTTTTTATATACCAGTCAAGAAGAATATCCTTTTTCACTCTTGTATTTTACCGGGTCAAAAGTGTTCAATACCGTAATGAGACACGAGGCAGTTCAACAAGGGTTATCGATGAATGAGCACGGGTTATATAATAAAAAAGGAAACAAAGTAGAACATTATTTTAAAAATGAACAAGATATTTTCGAATATTTAGGTTTAGAATATAAAAGACCAATGGAGAGAATAGACGGGCGAACCGTTACGCTAGTTAATAAAACCAAACATAGTGGAGAAAAAAAAGTTCATAAATTATGTATCGTAGATGATGAACACGAGTCTTCGGTCTGGGTAATTGAATTTCAAAAGAATGGAATTCAATATTTAGATTCATTAACTAGAGAAAAAATAGAAATAATTTTAAAGGATGCAAGTGACGCTTATTATAATAAAGGAGAATCAATGATAACAGATAATCAATTTGATATTATAAAAGAATATGCCGCTTTAAAATACAATTATAATAAGGTCGGTGGTGTATTAAGTGTAAGTGCTAAAAATAAGGTTACATTACCTTATTTTATGGGTTCTATGGATAAAATCAAACCTGATACTAGCGCTTTAAATAATTGGTTGTGTAAATATAGTGGCACATATATTATATCTTGTAAACTAGATGGCGTAAGTGGTCTTTATACAACAGAAGAAGACACACCCAAATTATACACAAGAGGTGACGGGGTGATTGGTCAAGATGTAAGTCATTTAATCAAACTTTTAAAACTGCCTAATTATAAAGGGGTTGTTATTCGCGGTGAGTTTATTATTGAAAAAAAAATATTTGATGAAAAATATAAAAATGTTTTTGCAAATCCCAGAAATCTTGTTGCTGGAATTATCAATCAAAAAAATATTGATGAAAAAATTTATGATGTGAAGTTTGTATCATATGAAGTAATTAAGCCTGTTTTAAAACCATCTGAACAGTTAAAATTATTACAAAATATCAAAAGTAGTAATACTAAAAATATAGGTAGTAGTTTTGATGTTGTTTTAAGTAAGCAGTTAAATATAATAACGAATGAAATTCTCTCATATACATTATTAGAATGGCGTGCAAAATACTCATATGAGATTGATGGGGTTATTGTTACAAATGATAATATTTATTCTAGAAAAAATGGGAATCCAGAACATGCTTTCGCATTTAAAATGGTATTATCTGAACAAGTTGCAGAAGCAACTGTAGTAGATGTAATATGGAGCCCGAGTAAAGATGGATATTTGAAGCCACGAATTAAATTAGTGCCTGTTAATTTGGGCGGAGTTAAGATTGAATATGCAACCGGATTTAATGGTGCTTTTATAAAAGATAATAATATAGGTATTGGGACTATTGTTGAATTAATAAGGAGTGGAGATGTTATCCCATATGTT